CTTGTCTAGCTCCACAGTAACATAGTAAGGAACACCGGCCTCATCTTTATCCACTACTACAATGGTTTGAGGCTTACATTTAAAGGCTTTTCTCCCTACCTTTTCAATGTAATTTCTAGTATCCAGGTTAATTAGCATCTGGGCAGATTGCTGCTCTGCTCTTTTGTTGGGATATTGGATACTAAAGTTAGCATTTCTGCCATTAAAGACTCTGTTTAAATCACCTAATATATCATCGGAGATAGAAACGATAGCCAATGGATAGCTAAAAAAGTTTAGCACCCTTTGGTATTTATCTTGTGTTACGCTGTTGTAAATGGCACGTTTAATCTCATCCCATCCTACCTCAGACTCTAGCTCGCTGAAAAATAATGGCTCGGACATAACTTTGAGCCTACTCTCGTAGGACATCATATAGCCTATGTCACTCTTTTTCTGCTTTACTAGCTTTATTACTTGGCTTTCGTTTAATAACATTATCCTTGAATTGAAATCTTTTACTAACTAACTCCCAATCATCCCTATTCTGAGAGGCTTGCAACTGTAAGACTGCTTGAGCATGTGTCAAGGTTAACTCAACACATGCTCCAGTCTTAGTTTTTAGCTTTACTGTTGTAGGCTTAGCCATACTTATACAGTTAAAGCATTGAAATCTGTAGGAGTAACAGCATATTTGCTCTCATCCCAATCAAACTTCAGTTGAAATGTAAGAGTATTGTTATCTCTTGTACCAAAGCCAGCGTTAGACATAGAACCTAATACTACATTTGTAGCATCAAAGCCTGTAAGCAAATCGCCAACCTTACTGCCCCAAATTTTACCCTCTTGAGAGATTAGGTATACCTCTAGGCCATTACCCTCACAAGCTAGTTTACGGAATGCAGCAATCTGTGCTCCGGTCAAGGAATCAAAACGAGCTGAACCATCAGTAGGATTGATGCCGTTCACTAATGTTTCTCCGTTCAAAGTCGAGTTATCCCCACCACCCTGGGTGATTGTGGTTCCTGCTGTCAAAACTGACTCACCGCCTATTAAAGGAGATTTAACAACGTGCGAGCTATCAGCAGCAGCAAAAAGAATGTTCCATCCTGCAGCTACATCTACAGAATTACCAGCAATAGTAGCAGGTAAATTGTTTGCAGGAGTAGCAACATCCCAAATAACTTCACCTTTACGGACAAACCAAAAACGCTGAATCTGACCAATGTTCTCAGGACAAGCACTTGATGGAATATCTGCTAATGCTGGGTCTAATGGACAACAGTCTAACAAAAATAAATTCTTAAGTAACATAATTAATTAATTAAATAGTAATAAAATCAGGGATTGACACAATGCTTGCCCCTGTTGAATCTTTAAAGTTTATTGTTAAATCATAGGTCTCTCCTGTAGGGTCAGTAACAAAGTCAACCCACAAGTAACTGTATACGCTCTTACCATTAACACACCCTAGAGGATTTAGAGTTACAGGGTTAACAGTTAGTGCAGGAGCTGTAGCTACAGGCACAAAAGTTACTTCGATATTGAACACATCACAAGTAACGGTATCTGCTAAGTTTAGCCTAAACTCTTTCTCGAATGTTGCACTACCTACCCTATCATTAACCTCTTTTGTGTATGATGCTAATGTAGGAGTATCTGAACCACAACAATTAAACGATGGTAGAGGCTGTAGATATTCTCTAATTACATTAAGCACAGTCTTTTCTGCTGCCGTTAGTAGAGATTGGTCTAGCTCCAAATCGTATAACTCTTGTAAGAAAGTATCAAAAGCCTGCGTATCAAATGAAGTTACTTGATTAAGCTCTAATGCTGTCTTTACTGCAGGAATTGTAAAGGGAGATACTAAGGTTATCTGTCTCAAACTCTCCAGGAGCAAAGCAGTATTGCTCTGTAGTCCTGATAAAAATTGAGATGGTAGTAAAACGTAAGCCATGATTATATTTTATTTGCCGTAAGATACAAGTTTATTTGTATTTTTCCTAATCCCTTGTTCCCCATAACGATAAGCATCCCATATATGGTTAAATCCATCCAATGGTTTATTTAATGCTCTGCCATCCTTACGGTCTACTTTCCATACGTATTTTTGCTGTTCTTGTTTCCATAATTCATTAGAAACTAAATTTACTGCACCATAACTTTTGATATTGTCTATGCCACTACGTATAGAATCTGCTCCTTTCTTGCATCCCTTAACTCTATAGCCTAGATTCCTTAGCTCCTTGATGCTCTTTGGCTCTGCACTATCTGCCATCACTAGAGCACCACTCTTTAAACCCTTTTTAACCCCTAATCGTTCAAACTCTTTAGCTATATCTTGATTGGTTAACCCTGTCTTGTAGAGTAGTAGCTCTCCATATAGCTGGCCCTGACTAAGAACGCATCGAACTAATGTTGTCGGGTCATTCGTATAGCCAAAGTCCATCCCATAGCAAGCTCTCTTAATGCTCTCTGTAGGTAGTTTAGGTATCCAATTAACTGCAGGGAATACAGCTCCCTCCACTTGACCGGTCATCCCTAGTCCATATACCCTCCATTTGTTAGGGTCTTTGTACTTGAGCTGTTCTATCTTTTCCTTGATGCTATCTTTTAGAAAAGGATTATGGGTATAGTTGGAGATAAGTAGCTCTACATTCTCTGTGCCAATTAGCTTATCGTGTACCCAAAATGCAAATGTAGGGTTATAATCGATGAATACTTGCTTTGTAGTTCTTATCTGTAGCTGGTCATAGATGGAGTAAGGTATACCATTGGCCTCATTCATAAACAGATAATCTCTTTTACCACTCTTAGCATCTTGCTCATTGTCAAATGACTTAAACTCCATTATGCTCCCATTGTGGAATCGATATTCTCTGTTTGTAATGTTGATTCCCTTAATCATTGACCTAAAAAAGTCATTATTCAGGATGCTCTCAAAATCTCGTATGGCTCCAGCCTTTAGATTAGGTATGTCCTGCCCAACAATAGTAATCACTTGGTTAGGTTTCTCTGCAGCCTTGCAGGCAAGTACCTGGAGCAAAGAGTAAGTCTTACCCGATGATGTGCCACCTTGATTGACTACTACTTGCTTAGTAGAACGGATATTCCACTCAAAGATTGGGGATATAGGGAAAGGATTAATCATCTATGAACTCTGATTCGCTATGGATAGGCAGAACCTTAGTGCTTTCAAATTTAACCTCGATTAGATTGGTATGCACATCTGCATCCATTTCTATCTTTTGCTGTTTAGGCATAACGAACTCTAAAGCCTTAAGATAAGCATTAATCTTGTCCTTATCTGCTAGGTCTGGACTATCAAGTAGTTCAAAGAAATATCCTAGCCTATCTATGAGACCAGATTTTAGCTCCTTTTTGAACCCACTTAACTCCTTGTTCTTACTGCCTTTAGGTCTACCTGTGTTACCTTTTACAAACTTACCGTTATTATCCCTCATAACCGTTTTTTGTCCGTATTTAAACGGAATTAATAAATCTACTTCTTTTTTTTCTTAGTCTTAATCTTGGCCTTAGTCGTTTTGACTCGCATTCCTCTCTTTGGATACGCATAATTATCTATTTTTTGATTTTTTACCCTCACAATTCCAAAGCATCCGGGCAAAGTCATTGGGCCCTGCTCCTCGCTTAGCCATCTAATCCTATTTTTTTCTTTAAGTCTAAAAAGTCATGATGCATATTGACGAGTTTTGTTACTTGGCTCATTGCACCTACTTTATATTTTAACGGATGTTTGTAGTCAAAAGTTTTGCACTCTAAGACTAAAAATACATCGATAGATTTAAAATAATCATTTTTTGTGGCAATCCCACCATCTAAAAGGAGGAAATCTATTAAGTCCTCATTCATAAAGCAAATATCCTCTAGTATGTCTGCTTGCTCTTTGTTGTATCTGGAATACCACTTGCATCCTATCAATGGCTTTACTTTCTTTGCTAACTTAAGAGCTTTGCGTAGGAATCTATCTTTTGGTGTTTGCATCTCTTATCTCTTTGTATATTGCAAATATCAGTCCTCCTAGAGTAAAGCCTCCATAGTAGAGGATAAAGGGTAGCAATAGTATAATAATTAAAATATTCATAGTGATTTAAGTTAAAGTAAATAACAGATGCTATCTGCCATACTTGTACCTAGTACAGCAGATAGCTTAGTGTTATGTGC